AAACAAAAACATCATAAGGATTTGAAGAAGCTGTCGATATTTCAAAGTATAAATTTCTACGATAAGATATAAAGGATGGACTTCCTGTTGGAGGGTCGTAAAATGCGTTGATATAATCCTTGTCAAAAGTCAATACATTGCTTGTCAAATCTAAATCAGCAAAACCAAAAGCTGCCGTGTCGATAAAATTTTCAAATACATCTTCAATTCTAGTACTTGAATCTTTAGATGTAAAATCTACCAACAACTGCTCTGGCTTAATTAAAAACTCATCTTGGTTTTTCAAGTACAAATACAACTTACTAAATGTTAGACTTTGTATGAACGCACCATCGAAAGTAATACCATAACAAGATTGAATGTACTCTAATATCTTGGTTACTCTTAACGCTGGAAATATTTCATTAAACAATAACTTACCAAATGTGTTTGATATATCTTGTGATGGCGTTCCACTGTCTAAATAAAGTTTTCTTTTTGTTCCGATAACAGGGTAAAGAATATCATAGTCTGGGTCAGTAACCCTATCCTGAACTTCTGACAAATTGTAAGCGTGGTTTAACTCATCATAATAACTTACCCTTACCGAACTGTCAATGTATGATAATGAGTTTAATTTGTCGTCTTTAAAGCGTTCTTTTAACTGGACTAAATTACCTGTAAATTCAATAGAATAACTTTCAATTTTATTGTTTACTTTTTTACTTCCTTTTAAAATGAATTTACCGTATCGAAAAGGTATGCTATCTATTTCTATGAATCCGTAATAACTTATTCTATGGTCAAAAGCACCGTCAACATCCAAAGGACTGTCTAAAGATGTTGCGCCAACCTCGCTATTATACCAATGCTTTAATATTTTATTATTGTGCTGTGACGCTGGAATAGTAAAAGACTTTGAATAATCAGTAAATATTTTCCCTAAATCTCTAAAGTTTTGAATAGAAGACACCACGCTTATTGATTCGTCATCGAACATTTCAATTCTGTGAGCAACAGGCGTAAGTACAGATGCTACAAGCTCGTCAATGTAAATATATAGTTTAGCTGACCTCATTAATCTACATCGTTAATTAAGTTAAAAGCATATTCAAAGTCAATTTGATAGTTAATCATTTTATCTGTTGTAGCTGTTTTCTTTGTCATAGTTTTGCTGACTATCATAACAGGAGTTTCATCTAACAAAATAGTTTCGCTATTCATTAACTCTGTAATAAGCTCTATATAGTTTTCCTCAACCCATCCTGTATTGACTTTTACCTTTTGCTTTTGCTGAAAATTAAAAGCTTTCTTTTGACCTCGATAAACATTGTAGTCATCTGCATCGGCAAGTAAATTATATTCTTTGTTTGTTGTTTCGTATTCGTCGGTTCTTACTTTAAAGAAAGTAATAAACTGCCAACCACCAGATGAATTAATGAAACTGCATTTAATCGGTGTGTAAAGACACTCATCTTCATTTATAAAATATATTCTCGGATGTAGTGTTGAATCATAAATAAGCTCAACAGTATTTCCGTTTATAAGCCCGCTGTCTGAGGTTCTGTAAGGAACTTTAAACATATAAACACCGCTGTCATCTGCTGGCGTTAGTAATGTTGATTCATCTTGAATAACACCGCCTAAATTTCTGTATCTAGCAATTAAATCAAGCGTAAGTGTATTGTCATAATCAATAACAATATTAAAATATTGAAAGTTGTCGCTTCTTTTTATCTTAACTGTTTTGTTGGTTAAGTAGATTAAGTTTTCAGATGATGACTGATTCCAACCGCCCATGTAGTTTGTATCTCCGTTAAGAGCTATTAACTCCTCGTCATCTATTTCTGTCCAATCATCTAGTAAAGCCTCTTTATAAAATCTAACTACTTTAACTTTTCTCCACATTAAATACTCCTCTACTGTAGGAGTAACTGCGCTAGGTTTTATAGCTTCAACATTCTCTTTGATGTAAGGAGAAATATTAAAATAACAAGTTGGTTGTGTTATATCTGGTATTTGTTTCTCTAAAATATAACTAGCTGTTGTAGGTTCTGTTTCATCACCACCCCAAACAAACAACTCAACTTTTGCAAAGAGTTGGTCTGTTTCGTTTATTGCAATTTTATAAGGGCTTCTTACTTGTATTACTTTCATTTTCTTGTTTGTGTTAATAGATTTTCTAAATCTAATTCAAAAGCCTCTATCAATTCTTTTGGCAACTTTTCAAAAGCTTTTTCAAATGGTGAGTTCGGAGCTTTTTGTATTCCGTTCTTAACTAAACTAGGATTTGCACCTCTTACTCCTTTGTCTTGGAAATCCCCGTAATCTTCCATTAAGAATGATAATCCAAAACTATTTTTACCTACTTGCAAATCTGCCTTAATACTTTCGTATAACTTTCGACTAACCGATTTATTTTTGCGTGTTAGGTTAGCTCTTGACTGCATCACTACATACTTGGCAAACTTATTAAGAGCTATATTTACCTCGCTGTTTAACATATTGTCATATCGTTCGGAACTACAAACGAAAATGTTTGCTCGACACCAGCTAAATCATTTTCGAAACGGTCAGTAAAAAATGAAGATGTGGAAACATCGGTAAGCTCCCAATTCTGACTGTTAAGATAACCTCGTCTTATACTGCCTAGTACTCTAAGTATTAAATCGGATTGTGTATTCCAAATAAAGTTTTTATTACTTAGAGGTGTTTTGTTTTCGTCAATCACATCCATACACAACACACTTACGTTAAAAGAAACTGTGCTTCCTAAATCTTGAAAACCCATAACCATAACATGAGTTAATGGATAGATTGATTTCTTAGCTAAATTAACATCAAATATGTCGCCGTCAGTTGCTGTATTACAAAACGGTTCTTTTAAAAACTCAGCTTTTAATGTATCGATTGTTTCCTTAACCATTCTTTTTAATTTTTGCTATTTCGATTTCGTTTTTTTCTTTCTCGTAAGATAACCAAGTAAAAGCTGGATGTATTCCTAATTCAGTTGCGTCATCAATCTTGAAAGGGTCTCCTTTGGCGATCGCATAAAAGCTATTATACCATCCCCATTTTTTCCCAAATTGGCTTTCTCTTGAATAATCGCTTTCTGTTCCATCGGTAACTCCTCCAAATAATCCATCGTAACGCTCAACAATTCTCTTTCTAAATCCGAAAAAAAAACCTGTGCGCCTAACACTATACTAACAGGAGTATCTTTCATAACCTCACTCCAATCTTTTGTGCCTTTATACTTTTCAATATCGTATAAGTGTTTAATCTTTTTAGTTATTGGTCTGTATAAAACCGCCATCATTCTATCCCACATTTCAATATTGCCAAAGTATTCGTCTAAGTCTGCAAACTCACCACCGCTCATTTTATCAAAGTTTGGAATTAACCCAAACTCTTTGTTGTTAATTTTGAATGTAGCTATTAATAGTTGTTTAACTTCAAATAGTCCAATCAAATGAGTATAAACCTCATCAATTGAATGCATCTGCATTGACCGAACGAAATCCATTTCAACATTACAAAGTATGGAAATAGTTTTTTGGCGTGTAAATTCACTGTCTGGATTGTCTGTTATTAGTTTAACAAACTTTTGATACTGTCCTAGTGTAATTTCGTTTAATGATTCAGGAACTATTAACTTGCTTTTCATAACCTATTACCGTTTAAATGTTTGTTTTGTTATATGTTAGTGGACATTATATCTGCCTTGATTTGGCGCGCCTATTAAATCCCAAACGGCATAGCCTATTGCATCAAGTGCGTGGTTATAGTCATCAATAGGTGTTTGCGACTTCTTATCATGCCAAACATAATTGTTTAGTTCTTTTATTACATTGATACTGTCTGGAGAAACAATCAACTCATAGTCTTGCATTAAAGCAATTCTATCAACTATCTTAGGCTTATCTATTCCTCTTATGTTTAAACCTCGACTACTTAACTCCTCAATTAATCTAGGTTCTGCACTATCGGCTATAATAAGCGAACGTAATCCGCAATAACGATTGTTCTCGGTATATATATCGCTTGTGGTTAGTTTAGGCTTGTAAAGTAATTCTTTGCAGTAAATCCTTTTGTTAGATTTATCAATTGATATTTGAATCAACGTCGTAGGGTCTACGCTAAAACCGAAATCTTGACCGAAAGCGTTTAAGTTTTGCTCAACAAAATTATCAATGCTCCAATTAGTAAACACAACGCCCTCTGCTTTATCTAGCCATCCGCCTAGTATTTGATGTTTGTATTTCTTTGGGTTAGTGTCTTTAATGCGCAATACTTCATCAATAAATGATTGCTCTAGGTTATTAATATTGTCTCGGTAATCAGTATGGATATATGTAATGTCGCCTTTGATTCCGTTAAAACCCTCTTTTATTCCTTGCTCCTCAAAGAAACGTTTATAAATCCAATGTTCTTTTGTAGACGGGTTGAGTATAAGTATTACCCTGTTTTGCGTTCCTTTTTGTCTAATAGATAGGTTTATCTTATCGAATGTTGCCTCGTCTGTCAACTCCTCTGCTTCATCTAATATCCAAGTTGTAACGCCTTGCAGTGATTTAAGATTTGCGGTTTGGTCACCACTACTTGTTTTGATTCCTCTGAATATAATTTCGCTTTTAGAATGAACGTTTTTAATCTCTGATTTGTTAACCTCAAAAAATGAGTTCAACTTCATTAAATCAATCTTTTCTTGGAACTCTGGAATGATTGATAAGTGAGCAGAAGTCATCGTTTGCCGTGTGAATAATATTTTATGCCCTGATTCAAACGACAAAAGGTTGGTAAATGTACCAACCCCGAAAGATTTTGCTGAACCACGCCCACCTGTTAAAATGAAATACCTCGTGTTGTTTTCAAATAACGGTTTGTATTTATTGTTTAGTGTTATCAAAATTAATAACGTCTTTCAAATTAAAATCATTTAGTGTTAAGTTGGTATTGTTGTCAACTGTTTGCTTTGGCATGCCGTAACGATAACTAAGCCATGTCTTAATAGCTTGAACATCGCTTTCTTTTACTTTGTCTGCTAGTTTTTTCCAAGCTTCCTCAGGAACTAAAACAGCATCCATCGATTCTATTAATGAAAGTAGTTCATCTTTTTTTAATCTTCCGCTATTTGGTCTTGCCCCTCCGTGTTTCTTTTCCATCTTGAAAAAATTTGAAATCCAAGTTAGTTACAAACTTTATCCCCAATCGAATACAATCCAGCTAAAGTTCTTTGTCTTTGCGCTCCAGTACAATCGTTAGCTACTGTTGTAACTGTTTGAGTGTTTTGATTTGGCAAAGTGAATGATGTTGCCGATAATACAGTTTCGCAATTACAGTTAGCTTGTGGTTCTCTTTGTTCGCTGTCTGTTGAACAACTGATAAAACTAATTATCGTTAGTATCGTTAGTAGTGCTTTCATATACTTGTTTTAAATCTTTAATAATATCCCTCCAACAACTTGAACAGTTAGTATCAACTACAATATCAAAAACTGACTTATAAATACTTGACAACTCTCTTTGCTGTATTGGATATAATACATTCTGTGGTTTTGAAAAGAACTCGATTAAGTATTCTTTATCTTTATCGGTTAGACAGTTTTTAACTCGTTTGCCGTATGGAAATAAATTATTTAAGTATTCTTTACGTTCTGGACATCCACAATCATCGCCAGCAATAGCATGAACTACTTTATCAATGCCTGTTGCTTCGGTAATCTTTTCGATTGTATCGCCTAAGCCTTGTGATTTTTTTTTAGGTCTTGCCATATATTTTAAAATTATATTCTTTTAACCAAACAGTTGCTATGTCGTAAGCGTGTTCTAACTTCCTTATTTGAGCAAAGTTAGTAATATTTATTTTAACTTCAACATTTTTTCTGATATGAATGTAACATTGAATTATACTTATCATAGATTCAACACTGTTCTTCATGGTGTTCTATAATGTATTTTCTTAAAACTTCATTACAATTTTTAATCGTGTTAAATATGCTTGTTAAGCTTATTCCTGTTTGCTCACTTATATCACGCATTGATAGCTTTTCATTTACGTAAGTCAAGTAAAGCTTTCTTTCGTATGGATGCCAAGTGTCAATAAAATTATAAATATGCTCAGTTATAAACTGAGTTGGGGCTATGTAAAGACATTCTCTTTTTTCTTTTCTGAAATGGTCTGAGATTGTATCTCTAAGCATATAATAAAACAAAGCGTCGTTAATTCTGTTTTCTCTGTTTAAAGCTTTTATGTAAGCATCTTGTACCAAATCCTCAGCGACGTCATTAGCACCGAATGTTCTGGCTATTTTTATCCACTTTTGATGCTGGTTGTATATATGCTCCATTAACACAAAAGTAGTAAATTTTATTTATTACAAAGCTATTTATAATTATTTCTATTCTCCATCCACCAACTAATAAACCCGCATAAAAAGCAGATTAGAATAAATGTTGTTGTTAGTTGGAGAGGGGTCATTTTACCGATTCTTTAGGCGTAAGTACCAACATAACACTTTCTGAATTATCAAACGTTCTTAGATAACCGCCTTGACAATTATTTATATCAACTGAAAATGGTTTAAATCGTTCTTCTCCAAACGAACCGTTTTTAACTGCTAAACTAATATTATCATTTGTTGTGATAAGTTTTAAAGCGAATTTTTCATCTTCTGTTTCTGGCGTGAAGTTTATTTGCTTTATACCGTTTGCGAATATTACCGCTACTTTCATAATTTCCAATATTTAAAGTTTATTTATTATTTCTCAACTCCCCAACAACCGCCTTAGCACCGCCACTAGGTTTGTGAATGTTTACCCATTGCTTGAATGATATATATTTAACCACTTCCAATCCGTGCGCTATTTGTTTACGGTTATGCAATGATATAATAGATGTTCGCTGTACCGGACAGGTTAATTGTTGGTAGTAATTGGTTTGGGTGATTGTTTCGGTTGTGGTTGTCATGATAGTAGTTCAGGGTTTTCGTGAATATTGCCAATTATTTCGCTTTCGCACATAAACACTACAGTATAAAATGAAGAATCGGTTTCGGAAACGGTAACTTGAAAGCCGTGATTTTTTTTAACTACAATACCCCAATTACCATTAATCGTTTTAATTATGTCCCCCTCATAAATATCTTTTCCGTTTTTGTCTTGTAGCCCTATAAATTGCATAAAAACATAATTAGCTCTATCAAAATCATCAAAGGTATATTTATCTAATACTAAAGATTCCCAAGAATACATTTCATTATAAAACCAAGCCCTAAACTTTATCTCTCTGCTCATAATTTCCTTAATTTACCACAAAAGCCACAACTTCTAACATGGTTTCGCTTTCATGTTGTCGGTGAATGGCTGTTTGCTTATTATTTATTTCTCCCGATTCAGAACAGGATTTATAGAGTTGCGAAACTATTACTGTTTTGAATTTCAAATATATACATTATTTCAATCGGTTGTATGCGGTGGCGGTAATTTAGAATCATTACCAATAAGATCCTGTAACGTTTCAATCTTAATATCAATCAAAGCATTCATTATGCCTTTTGTTTTTTGAGATTGTAGGTTTTGAATTTGTTGGTGGATTTTGCGGGTGGTTGGCATTTACTCGACTGGTTTAACGTATTTCTTTTTAACCTCGCTTCGTCTGTTGATATTATCGACGTAATCAATATGTCTTTGGTTTAACAGTTCTCTAGCGTGGTCAAGTTGTTTTTTAGAACAGATTTTGTAAAAAATGCCTTGAGCGTTTAGAAATTTATTTGCCTTTATGAAAGTCGCTTTTGTTAAGAATTCCTTGTACAATTCACTTTTGTGTTCCAGATTAAAAAGCAATTCATTAATACCATCGTATCTAGGGTCAACCGATTTAATTAACTTAAAATGCTTTTGTAATTCCTTTGCTTCAATTTCTGCTTTTGTAGTTACTTTTTCAACTTTTAAAATATTCAAAAACAACTCTTTAGTAAAAGTCGGTTTTAAATTCATTATAAAAGCTAGTTCTTGGTAATTCAAATTTAAGTTCTTCATAGTTTTCTATTTTTTAATTAAACAAATATAATTCATTCCGAATTAAGAATTATTCTAAATTACCTCCAAACCCTCCCCATCTCCTCACTACCAATCTTAAACATAAAACTATCGTCGTACCCAAACTGAAACCCTATTGTTTCGTCGGTGTCTATGTAGCGGATTGCGTAGAGCCAGATTGATTTATAACTGCTTAGCTTCGGGTTCTCTTTGTTCTCGATATACTTTTTCGGTTCGGTCATTACTTGCTTAGTTCCTACATACTTAAACACCCTATTGTTATTCGGGTCTGTTTGTAATTCGTTGTTTAAGTAAATTGTTAATGTGTCTGTTTTAATTTTTTGCATGGATTAAGTTTTTAAATTGTGTTAAATCTCTAATTATATGGTATTCAAAACCATTTTCAGTTATTATTTTTTGCCATTGCTTTTGCTCGTTGCTTTGTATTCCATCTTCTGTTTTAAATTCAATCATTAATGCCTTTCCGTTTTTATAATAAACCATATCGGAACGCCCTTTTATAAGTCCTAAAGATTTATTTTGATTGCCTTGAATTTTGTTAGCTGAATTATTCAGATTGTAGCATAGTAACCCCCTTTCGTTTGGAAAGTTATTCCAATGCCATTGAAAACATGAACTATGTAATTGTATCTCGGTTTGCATTTTCTTTTATTTTTGATAGGTTTAAAGGTTCTTCTTTTGATTTACTTCTCATTTCGATTTGATATTCAACCCATTTATAATTATATCCTTTGTATGTGGCATAATCTTCTAACTGTCCTTGAGTATAAATTTGATGGTAAACCCAACCCATTTTATAACCTTTAGCTTTTGCAATTAACTCTAATTTTTTAAAGTCTGCATTATTAATTTCATCTTTTATTTGCTGGTAACTCATTTCTTGCAAAACAGCAATCACGTCATCTTCAATTTGCTTTTCTGACTTTTCAAATATATGACCGCAATACTCGCAATTCATAACCGAAGCTGGTAATATTGCAAAACAATCGGGACAATCTTTTACTGGTGTAGTACCAGCTATTTTTCTTTTCTTTTTTAAACTCCATTCTCTATCTTGCTCCCAAAAACCATGACGCTGTATATTGTTTCCAAAGTCAAGAATTGTGAAAGTAGATTTTCTTAAAGTTGTTCGAGAACCCCGACCAACCATTTGTAAAAATAAAGGCAAAGACATTGTTGCTCGATACAAAATAACTACATCAATATCAGGGCAATCAAAACCAGCGTTTAAAATACCAACGTTGCTAATCATTGCATTTTCAGTATTTTTAAACCAACTTAATATTCTGCGCCTTTCGGCTTCTGGTGTATTTGCGTCAATATGTTCAATAGGTAATCCTTTATCTTTAAACTCGCTAACAAGTTGCTTACTACTATTTACGTTTGTTGCAAAAATGATGGCTTTTTTATTTGGCGTTATTCTTTGGTAATTTTCGTAAACCCCGTTAAAAAGTTTAATATCTGAATATCTTTGAGCAAGTTGATTTTCGTCAAAGTCGCCTTTAGTAATTTTTATGCCGTCAAGATTTATTTTTACTCCAAAACTATTTGGTTTTGCTAAAAACCCCAAATCAATTAGCTGTGATATTTTAACTACTTCGACAATATCTTGGTAAAATTCGTCAAGTGATTTTTGCGATTTTTCTCTATACGGTGTTGCAGTAGCTCCAATGACAATACACTTATCTGAAATAAATTCTAATAATGATGTAAAAGTTTGCTTGTGAGCTTCATCGATAATTACCAAATCTAAATCATTAAAAAAATCTTGGTATAATTTATCTTTTAATCTGCGAATTATTGTTTGAGCCATGCCAACGTATAAAATACCGTTAAGCGACTCTAATTTTCTTTTAGCATTTATTTCAATCGGTTTTAATCCAAATTCAGAAAGAGTACCACCAGCTTGCGTTAATAATTCAATACGGTCTGTAATAATTAAAGTTCGCTTTCCTTTTTCAACTGCATTTTTACACATGAAAGAAAACATTACCGTTTTACCGCTACCAGTAGGTGCGCAAAGTATCAATTTTTTCTTTTTTAAAAGTATTTTTTTTCTTAGCTCAAAAACACTTTCGTTTTGATAATTTCTTAATTCAATCATAATCAGTTATTTACGTTTTTAGTGTAGTAGGTGTAGTAGGGTGTAGTACCCCTTTTTCAGAGTTCTAGGATTTTCAATAATAAAATATATAAATCAATATGCAATCACCCTTGTATGTATAAAAATATTAAAAAAAGGTACTACCTATACTACACACGGCCAAAAGGCTAATAAAATCAATACTTAAGGTGTAGTATAGGCTATTGATTTACCCCTACTACAACCGTACTACGGGGTACTACACAAATTCAAGCCAATAAACTATTTTTGGCGAGCTTCCATTAACTCTTTTACTTCTTTTTTCAAAACCTAATTTCTTTAAAGTAAGTCCTAGTTTATATGGATTAAGCCTTATTGTAGTTGATTTTTCCTCAATATACGCTTTGATTTCAGTATTAGTTAGCTCGGTTGTGTTTCCGCCTAATGATTCGGTCGGTGTAAAGTATTTCAATATCAGCTCTTCCTCTGGACTTGGTTGCTCATTCATCATACTAGAATTATTCAAAATAGTAATCTCATCTTTACTCAACATCCATTTATCACCACACTCTCTCCATTCGTTATAAAGCTCCATAAACAAATCAACTTTGTTTATTTCGTTCATTTTTTCTAAGTCAAGATTGATTAAATTTACTGGAATAATCCTACGGTTGCCCGTTGGGTCGTTAATAACTTCGTCGTCGTTTGAAGTTCCGCAAAGTACAGCAAGCCTTTTTAAATCTTCGCTAGTTCTACCAAAAGGTCTTCTTAAGTTAAACCATTGCTTGCTACTCAATTCTTTTAACCTCTTTGCATCTTGCTTGCTTTTCCCTCCAAATTCGTCATCCATTATGATTAATTTTTTAGTCATAAGAATTTCAGAATCTTTACCCTCGTCAAGTTTGCTTTCAGCATAATAACTCATTAATTCATCTGGTAAAAGAGTTCTGAAGAAGTTTGTTTTGTTGTTTCCTTGACCGCCAGTTAAAACTAAAATAAGAAGCGAGTAAGTGCCATGCATCGAGCTAATCATACCTAGTAGCCACTTCTTTAAAAATATTTCCAAATAACCATCTATTTGCTCTCTTTTCCCGTTTGCATAAGTGATTTGTTTATAATCGAAACAGCTACATAAACACTCAAAATTACCCGCTGGTTTTAAGTTCTTGTATTTTACAAAAAACTCATTAAATGGATTGTAGCCAATTGTATTTTCAGAATCAATAAGGCTAAACAATTTGTCTTTAGTAATCTTTTCATCGACTTGCTCGATTGCTTTTATGTAAATAGAATTATAATCCCTATCCGTCATAGGTTCTGAATTTAGTTCATAATTTCTAGTTATTTCATTAAACCTTAAATCAAACGTTTTAAGAAACGCTTTTAAATCAGCTAAAACATCATTACTTTTTTGCTTTAAATCACTTTCTGGCAATTCAAAAACTTGGTTAATTGCCAAGTCAACATCGTCGCCAGTAATATTTTCAAACTCTTCTAAATATTTTTTAGCTTCTTTTTTTGCAGTTTCAACATCTTTTGCACCACCATTAGTGCCAATTGTTTTTCTTCTAGCTTTCGTAATTCTTTCAATTACTTCGGTTCTTTTAGTCTTTATTTCAATACCAGCATTTTTACACAACCAAAGAAAAGTACCAATAGTAGCTATTTTTTCAGCGCTTCTTTTTTCTAAAATATCGTATAAATCGTTAACTGTTTCTGCATTATATTTTGGTGAGTTTTGAGAAACTAAATGAAATAAATCACGACCTTGTTGACCGCCGTATTTATTTTGCAATCCAGCACCAATTTTAAACCAGTCATCGTAAGAGTTGGTCAAGTCAATGCCTTTATCTGAAATCTGTTGAAACACAAAGTCTAGGTCGTTATCTGTATAAACGTAATGCTGTTTAGGCTCTAATTGCTTTGGCTTTAAATATTGCTTCCAAACTTTAGCTTTCTTATTTATATATAAGTCGGGGTCGTATGAAACAAATCTATACCTATCAACATTTTTACAACTCTTATCGATTACAACTTTGTAATTATCTAAAAAGTATTTCTCTAATGACAGGAAAGATTCTAAATGCTTTTCTGGAACTATTTTTACATAAGTAGCTAATCCAAATCCACCTAAAGAAACGTGAACAGAATAAACGTAAGAATCGTTTTTAAGTTCTTCTAGTGTTTTTTGTAGGTTAAAATTTAGCTGATCTTTTGAATCAATATCAATACAAATAAATCCAGAATGTTCAATTAAGTTTTTACTGTTTCTATATGTAAAAGTTCCAGAAGCCGTTACGCCTCTTAAACTTAACTTTTCAATTTTACCAGTTCGATATTTTAAAACCTCATCTTGAAATTCACCATCCTTTATTTTTTGCAAGTAGTCGTCAAAATCAATATTGCAAAATGGAATAACCGCTGGCGAAAGCTTATTTGTTTTCGTGGATATTTTACCCTCTGGAAATAAAGATATTTTACTCATAGTCTTTCAATTAAAAAAAGTTCAGAAACTTTCCAGTTGTTTCTTTCAAGCCTTGCGTTAAGAGTTGGTCTAGTAATTCCGATTTCTTTTGCAACCTCTTCTTGAGATTTAAAACAAAGCAATCTTTTTACTCTTTGCGACGCATCGTACTTCGTCATAATGTAAATTTTTTTACAAGTTAATAGCTAAAAATATCCCTTTCGGGATTAATACAAATATAATCAAAAAAACAACACCCGCAACTTAATCGGGTGTTTATTTATTGCTAGAACGGCAAATCGTCATGCTCTTCTTCGCCTTGTGGAATCGGAGTAGCGGGTAATGCTTCTTTTTTCTTAGCTACTTCAATTTTACCATCTGTCCAAAAACAACGACCGTTACCTACATAAAAACGAGGCTTTTTATCTTCTCTTTCTTCTTTGCTTTGAGATACGTATGTTGATACGTTTTGGTCAAATTGATTGCTGTCATCGCTTATTGAAATATCAATATTGATTCCTTTCTCATTTTTTGCTTTTACAGTTTTTAAAAGCGTTTCTAGTGTTTCTACTTTAATGTAAATGTTTGATAAACTACTCATTTTTTAATTGTTTCTATGTACTGGCGTACGTTAATAACTCTATTTTTTAAATCTTCAATAACTGATTCATCGTATTGCACAAAGAACTCTTTTATTCTGTATTTTGTATCAATGTTTGAATAGTCATTTTTTGTTTCCCAAGTCAATTCATCTGGTGTATTTAAAAGTACGTAAACTAAACGAGCTTTTTTAGTTCCAGTAAGATGCATATAAACTTGAAGTTGATAGTAATAGTCAGAAGTAGGTATTTCATATTCAAACAAAGGGAACGTAAAGCAATCCCAACTATTTTTAATATCTAAAACTTCATCATTTAATATTAAGTCTGGCGTTCCTTTAAAGTATTCGTCTTCAAATGTTTCTTCATTTTTTAAAACAAACGGCAAATCTAACCATGTAATAGCGCAGTCAATCGCTTCATCTTCTAAAGTCAAGCCTTTAGATAAATACTTCGATTTTATTTCTTGACTAACTTTGTAAATCTGCTCTTTAAGATAATTTTGAACAAACGTTTTTGCGGTTTGTGAAATTTCCTTTTTGTCTTTTATCAATTCCAATTCAGAAATTAATTTTTTGCAATTCGGAATATCCTCGTTTAAAGTTTTTAACGCTGTTTTACATTGTTTGTTTGCGAACGCCTCATATTTTAACTCTAACGAAACTAACTTATCACAAGCCTCGTTATATTTTTCTAAATTACTTTTACCTGTTGGGTTGGTCATTAATTTACCAGCAGCCGAAGCTCTTATTTTAAACATAGTAACAACTCGTTTTCGTTAGACAATTGGTATTTAGATTTTACTTGGTCAATAGTATAGTTTCCACTGTCAACAGATTCTTTAACCTTATCCCAATTCGGGTGTGTAGGTGTTAATTCAATTAGCGTTAAATCCATTTCGTAACTAATCAAATCTTTTCTATTTAAGTCAGCACCGAATAAATTACCGAAGTGGTCGCAAGCGTCTTTAATAGCTATTGTTTTAGCCATTGGGAAAGCCATTGATAACGCCCCGTTGTTTATGTTAATCATATCGGTACAACTTGTTCCTTTAGCTGTTTGCAATTGACTTGCTCCAATACCATCGTGAAACTCCCAGGTTCCGTTTATTGGGTGTAAGTAATGAACTCGAACCGTTACCCAAACACCGTTAAACGCTGTTCCTTGTCCTGTTACTTCAATACGATAATTTTTAAAAATAGTCTTTAAAAGAAACTCTACTCTTTCAATTGGCAAGTATTTATAATTTTTAATAATTGGGTGTTCTTTTACCCACTTAGCTTGTGGTGGTTGATTCATAAGCATAACAAAAGCATCATTTTTTTGTATTGATACTTTGTCGTTGTATAAATCTTGGATTTTAGGTAATCTACTAGTACTCATAATTTCATAATTTTAATAAGCAAATCTAACAAAAACAATTCATTAAATCGCTATGGTTGTGGTAGTTTAGAATGGTTTTAGATTAGTAAAATATAGGTTCTTCATCGAAATTCATTTTGCTCGGCACTAACAAATAACTATCTTTTTTCTCGATAACGAAAATTGAAGATAATGATTGTTTGTTCTCATGCGATATAAATCCGTCGGTGTTAATACCTAATTTAATAGCTTTGGATAGCGTTAAATTAAACGGCATGCCTGATTGTTGTGTTAGCTCGTGGATTGGGTTCATTGGAAATTACTTTTAAATACTTTGTATAATTCAGCGTATTCTGAATAGTTAGATATTTCATTTTCAGCTTTTAAAGCATGGTGAATTGTTACGTGATTCATTCCACAAGTTTGTGCTATATGAAAAGATTTAAAGCCTTTACTTATACAATGTTTATAGAATATAAGCCTAACGCAAACAAATTCTCTTTTTCTTGACTTTTTAAAAATATCAGATCCAAAAACTTTATTGAATTGATTTTGCAAATCCTTAATCTGGTCATAATATAGTTTGAAACTATTCCTCTCGATTTTAACCTTTTCTTTTTCAAGTACAAACGGCTTATTATCTGGTTCTTTTTCAAAACCGTTTAATATTATTTTGATTGCTGAACATTGTGATTCATGAAACTCTAATAGTTTCTGTAATTCTTTTTTGATTTCCATAATTTCTATCGTTTTAAATTTTTACACCAATTATAAGAAACAATAACCCAATAAATAAACATTGCAAGTATTGGAATAATTGAAAGTTTTTGATTGTAGTTAAATGTTATAATTGAAATGATTGTGAGAATGAATAGGATTAGGGTTGGTTTCATGGTTGTGTTGTGTTAAATTCCGTTTTCTAAATAGTCTAGTTTTTGTTTTATGCTTTCATAATCTCTATTTTTATTTATTAATAATTCTATTCTCACTACACCGTGTTAAGGTGTTGGCATTTTCATAAATGTCATCCAAATTGTTTTTCCCGTTTTTCCAGTGAAATCTCCGAAAAGTGGTTTTACAGACAAAAGTTTTAAAAGTTCAGAAGTTTTTATATTTGATTCCGCCCATTTGAAAACTAGAACGCCATAATCATCTACGCATCGCCAACATTCTTCAAATCCTTCAACAACATATTTAACTCCTTCTCCCTTTGGTAAAATTCCGTACTTAATATTTATCACGCCTTTCATTGAACCGCTTTCTAAATGTGGTGGGTCATAAACTACTAATTTAAAACTTTTGTCCGCAAACGGTAGGTTTCTAAAATCTGCAATTACATCTGGTTTTACTTCCCAATTAGGATTCCAATTATTATTAAATGCGCCTTTATCAACTTCTCTTTGGTCAACAAATAAAACATCTTTGTTATTCTTATCGTGCCAGAACATTCTACCGCCACAGCAAGCATCTAAAATCAATTTATTATCATTCATAATTTCTATCTTTTTATACCCTCACTACACCACTCAAAGATTCTTAATCGTTTCTTTTGGTTGTAGGATAGGCGGTTTTGGTGTTTCGTCAACTCGATTTCATTTGCCATTTCAGGCGCTAGCATAATCTTAGCAAATAGCTTTAGATTATTAGTTGTTGTTTGGATGTGGGTGGTCATTGGTGTAAGGATTTTTCTAAATATAGTTCTTTATTACAGTATTTACACTTGTAAATATCTGAGTAGTTTAAGTTTAAAAAATGCAAATGCCTATGAGGGCAATTGCCTAATAAAATCTTAAATAAACACAATCTTACCATCAGTTTAAATTTACTATACAAGTTTCATCGGTCCACCAAGATTCATATCTGCTTCTGTATGGTAAAAACCATCTATAATGAAATGCCGTTAACATAATTTCCTATTTTTTAAAGTTAATTCAAATCCCCTCTCAAAGATTTTAAAGCCATTAGAACCACTCCGATATTTTCCTCTGACGGCTCTAATATTTCAATTGCTTTGTTGATTCGGGATTCTAGTGTTTCAATGCGTTTGTCTTTGTTTACGTTGTCGATGTATGAAAATGTTAAATCGATTTGCAAGCGTTTCTTTTTGCTTAGATTATTGTAATCGAGTTCTTCACGGTCTTGACTATGATTGTCGTTGTAGGGAGTTGATTGGTTGTTTGTCGAAAGCTCTTTGGTAAATTCGGAACAGTAAGTTTCTAAAACTTTTTGATTATCCCAAGCTCCTCTAAAATCATACTTTTGCCTTAAAAACAACTTGTCTTGATAGGTTAACTTTTTAAACCATTCTATTGATTCTTTAGCTATTGTGCTTTCCATAATTCCTTTAATTTAATTGTTAAACTTCGGTTGCTTTTTTGATGTGAGTTGAGTTACATCTAAAAAGACCTTTACCTATTTGTATAAGCACGTCTTGAATATATCCGATACCTACTACTCCCGTGCAAAAATGATTTTTAATATTTGACTCTATAATAATAGCGTCAATGTATTTTAATTCTTTTTCTATACCCGTTATATTGGGGTAAGAATTAACGATGTGGGTATCAACAAATCCATTAAACCCAACAGAAGTTAAAGAACTGCCGTCAATTAATCTCACAATATCTCCTTTTTTAAAGTTTTGTTTTTTATGTTCGTCTACTTGGAATGATTGTTTGTACATAACCTTACTTTTTTAATTGTTGTTCACTTACTTTTGTTAAACTCTCGTCTTGTAGCTTTTTAATGGCTTTGTTGGTGATTGTTTGTAATTCTAACGGGTTTAGGTCTCTAGTGGCTAAAATAGCTTTTCTTAGATTTTCATGCGACCCGTGAGCGTCGATATCTTCTTGGGAGTATCTAATCTCGTAGCGTTTAGTTTTTGATTGTTTCATTTTATTTCTGCTAATTCTGTTTCGCTTTCAACTATTCTTGTGTAGTAATCAGGATGTAAATTCATGCACATTCCCATTTCTATTCTATCTCTGCGACTTTCTGAATATTCTGAAACATCGTTTCTAGTTACAATTTCTTCTGTTTTTCCGTTTACTCTTTCGATATAAAATTTCATAATTTCTAGTTGTTTAATTATTACCTGACAAACGTACGTACAATTCAACTACCAGCAAAATAATTTAGCGACTATTTTCAACTAACAGCGCAATTTAGAACCATTCAAAATAACAAACGTGTTAACTAAATCACCATTCCGTTAACATATAGTATATGATATGTTAATGAAAAACCCGACTTGTTTAGGGTCGGGTTGGCGTTGTTAGTAGTAGAAACAATACCGATAAATATGAAGTCCAAGATTCAATGCGAATATAGTTAATTTATTCTACTTTGTATTTTTGAGGTACAAAATCGTTATGAACGTGGAATAATCCCGCCCAAACTAAACTATTAGCCATAGTTATTATCATTTGCATTTCGTTATTGTCGTTAGCTAATGAAGTTAAATATTCGTAATTAGTTTCTAAATCTTCACAAAGCTCTAAAACTGTTTTTTCATCGTACTTTATAAAATCTTTGTCAAATATTAAACTGTGTGGTTCTCTTTTCATGCAGTGAATTAATACTGCCTCATTATTGTATTTTGGTGCTTTCATAATTGATTGTATTTTTACAAGTTGTTAAACCACATAGTTAACGGCCAGAATAGCCAAATTAAAATAGAGGTTACGTTCATTTTTCTTGGGTAGGTTCTACGCTCTTGGTATATTGTTGCGTAAAAAATACAAGTTGACAAATACAGCGATGCAATTATAATCCATTGTGCTATTATTAAATTTTCCATATTTTCCCTTATTTTAATTCCCAAACAATTTTCTACCTACTCCAAACCGATAACATAAATAAAGAATAATAATCAGCCACAGCCACCAAAAAGACAAAATAAACGTACTCCAATTGAATTGCTCTTTAACCAAGTCTTTAGTGGTTTTTGATTTACTTACCGATACATTCGTATTAAGGTTTTTAACGGCTGTTTTGACTATCTCTTTGCTTTCAACAACATTACTATTGTTTTTTACTTTTTTACTTCTTATACGAGCATTTTTTACTTTAGTAACTTTGCCATTAGCGTCTGTTAGTTCAATCGATTTTGAAGTGTCAATCGGCTCGATAAAGTACTCATCAGTTGAAATATCTATATTAGTAGTTTTTGTTTCTTTTGAAACGCTATCTATTTTAGTATTTTCCACTACTGAAGCAATACTATCAGTTTTAACTTCTGTTTTAGATAGTTTCTTTGCGCCACATGATGATAGTGCGATTGCAATTACTGCGATGTAGAATAGGTGTGTTTTCATTATACTTGATGGTATTTAGGTTCTAAAGAAACGATAAAATCTGTAGCCTCTTTGATTGTTTTAAATTTAACAGATTCTGAAAGCCTAGAAGTAAATCCTAAAGCGTTAAGATATTGAAATTCTTTAGTAGTTTTAGGCTTATGAATATTTAAGCAGAAAAGCAATTGCATAAACAATCCATGTATATCTTCGGTTTTTTCAATTTCTACTTGAACCCAAAACATTCCGAGCCATTCTTTAATTCTGTAATTTTTTTGTTCTTTCATAATCTCAATTTTATATTAATAAAGCCCCGAGTGTTGGGGTTCGGGGCTGAATGGTGATTATTTGATTTTCTGACGAATATCGCTAAGGTTAATTGCTAAAGAAGTGATTATTTTATTTGGCAAAAATACAAAAGCATCAATGAACTAGCGCAAACCTACAAAACATTTTTCAAATAATCGCTATTTGAGGTGTAATTTAGAATGGTTATAGTTGGTAGCTTGTAAGAGATTCGAACTCCTATCTTCTGGTTCGTAGCCAAAAATTCTATCCATTGAAATAACAAGCCGTTAATTGTACGCCTAGCAAGATTCGAACTTGCAAAATGTGGGTTCTAAAGCCACCGTGTATACCGTTCCACCATAAGCGCATTTCGGGTATTATATGGGATTCGAACCCATATAATCGGATTCACAGTCCGACCGCCTTACCATTAAGCGCAATAACACCATATATTTGTCGATTTATCTGGATTCGAACCAAAACAACGAAAGTCAAAGTTTCGTGTGCTACCATTACACCATAAATCGCACGTACATTGTGCATCCGTTACACCATATCCCGCAAATCTTAATATTGTTTAGGCGGGGCAACAAGATTCGAACTTGTTCCTATGTACTCGTCGGGGTAACTGGATTCGAACCAGCGAACCGTAGATTCCAAGTCTACGTTGTATATCCATCTGCATAACACCCCGAAATAAAAAAGCCTCCCGATTATGGAAGGCTTTAAGCTAAATATATTTTGTTCACTATACTATACGCTTGTTCCTCCCATAAAATAGGTATGCGGTAAGCGTTGAAGTAAGTTTAAATTTGTTTTGGTAACTATATACAACTTTGCAGAAAATAATTGACAAATAATTTGTTTTACTGCAATTAAGTTCTATCTTTGTATCAGCAAAACGATAGAAATTATGTTTAACAAAGAAGTAAAATCAGTTTTAGACCTTATCCAAGCCTTTCCAACGGAGCAATCTTGCATCGAGCATTTGGAATTAATCAGATGGAACGGTAAAGTAGTAAGCCCTTTTGATGCTACTTCTAAAGTTTACAAAACTAAAGTAGGCTACCAATGTAAAAATACTGGTAAAAACTTCAATGTAAAAACTAACACAATCTTTGACAATACTAAATTGCCATTAGTAAAATGGTTTTTAGCTATTTGGATTGCTACTTCACATAAAAAAGGAATTTCATCTTTGCAATTAGGGCGTGATTTAGATATTACTCAAAAATCTGCGTGGTTTATGCTACAAAGAATCCGTCAATGTTTCGGAATCGAAAACGATAACCAATTAGATAACGAGGTTGAAGTTGACGAAACATTTGTAGGTGGTAAAGACGAAAATCGTCATGCTGACAAAAAAATGAAAGGTAGTCAGGGCGGTGCAAACAAAGAAATTGTTTTAGGAATGGTTGAGCGTGAAGGGAACTTAGTTGCAAAACACATTTCTGACCGCAAAGCATCTACACTATCGCCTGAAATCTACGAAGCGGTATCTTTGACTGCAAAACTTTATACAGACGAACACGTAGGCTACAAATCGCTTAAAAGAGTTTATGACCATTCAGTTGTAAAACATAAAGCACGCCAATACGTTAATGGTCGTGTACACACAAATACAATCGAGGGTTTTTGGTCGTTGTTGAAACGCGGTGTTTTTGGAATTTATCACTTCACATCTAAAAAACATTTACAGTTATACGTTGACGAGTTTGTATTTAGATACAATAGTCGTAATATTACTTCTGAAATGAGATTTGATTTGATGCTAGGAAATATGGAAAATAGATTAACTTATAAAATGCTAATAGGATAATGGCTAAACACAATATTATAAAAATTGACAATCATAACATATCAATGTTTTCGGAGGGAGATAAAGATTTGATATGCCTAACAGATATTGTAAAAACTCAAGACGGGGATTTCTTTATAAGTGATTGGCTAAGAAACGCTAACACTTTAGATTATATTGGAGCTTGGGAGCAGATTTATAACCCTGATTTTAATTATGGCGAATTCGCCATAATTAGAAGTGGCGCGGGTTCAAACACTTTTAAGATAAGTGTTAAAGAATTGATAGACAGAACTAATATCATAAGTATTAGAGCTACTGCTGGAAGATATGGAGGTACTTATGCGCATAAAGACATTGCATTTAACTTTTGCATGTGGATTAGTCCTATATTTCAATTATACATTGTAAAAGAATATCAACGCCTAAAAGAAATTGAATCTAATAGTTATAACTTAGAATGGGATGTTAGACGAATTATGACAAAAGTTAATTATGCTTTACATACAGATGCTGTTCAAAAGTTTGTAATCCCCAAAAGCGTAAAGCCTTTAGATAAACAACATTTTGAGTTTGCCGAGGAAGCTGATATACTAAACATGGCTTTATATGGATATACCGCTAAACAATGGCGCGATGCAAACCAAGACCATGCATCTAATAATAAAAATATGCGCGACTTTTCTAGCATAACAGACTTGCTTATAATGTCAAATTTAGAAACTTTAAGCGCGCAGTTAATTCAAACAAACTTGACTAAACAGCAACGATATGCATATCTTAAAAAGATGGCTGACGAGCAAAAAGTACAATTTGAAAAAATCGATATTGTAAAGTCAATTAAAAAAGCTAAGCCAGACACTTATTTGAGTATTGAAAACCTTTCGCACGATGAGATTGAAGCAGAATCAAAAAAAGATATTTTAGAGGCTAACAGGAAAGCATTATCCGACTTTAATCAAAAACTACACAAAGGGTTGAATTTTGATCCTAACGCTAAGGATTAAAAATAAAAAAACCACTCATTTAAAGCGGTTTAGTTTTTCCTGTTTGAAAAATGCCTTGTTTAAAAAAGGACATTTAAAGATAAGATTTTCGTTTTAAAATATTATTGATTAACCATCAATAATGTCGTTGGTGCGTGTTTTCATAATTTGCTGTTTTTTGTTTTTAGAATACCTGTATGTTTAATTTCAGATATGTTGCACTGTTTAGACAAAGTCAAAGATAAGACTTTGATTGAGAAAAACAAGTTAATCTTTTGATAAAAGTAAAATAAATCCCTGTTTCTGAAATATAAGCCCGCTATATTCTGCTTTCAACCTTCTAGAATCTTTGGTAGGTTCCCGCCAGTCAAGCGTCCATTCATTTGTTACTCCACATTCTATAAATTTTACATTTATCTCTTTGGGATAAGTAAAGTCAATAAAAAAGTTTTCATATATCCATACAGCCCTATGTTGCCTAAAATTATTTGTCTTTAAGTGATAACGCTTTTTGTCTACCCTAACAATTTCGTATTGTAGTTTTTCAGACACAGGAAACTCGTAAATAACATTTAAAAATTCAGCGTCTCTAGTAATGTTAGTGCGGTTATCGGCTAGTTTCTGTTTATTTATTTTAAAATCAATAAGTTCGTATGTTGTGTAGCCATTATCATTAGGCGGTAATGGGATTTTGTTTTTCAATTTTACCGTAATTGGTTTTACATCGTCTGTAATTAATGTAGATTTAGTTGTTTCTTTCACAATTACATATTCTGGATTATCGGGGTCAATTTCTATAGTAATGTCTAAATTGTAATTCTTATAATAATAATCGTGTTTAATAGGTAAATAGAATGATTTAACGCCATTATAAAGCTTTTCACTTATTAGTTTAAATTTTTGGTTACAAAGTGCCTTGGTAACTTTAACCCATAATGTTTCTAAATCATTCCTGTTTTTTAAATCCTCGTCCCCATATACAATTTTTCTAAGTTCATCTTGAAACATCGAGGAAAACTGTTCGGATTTTAGAATCACCGCAAAGACGCCACCCGATATCATAGTATATCCTAAAGTCTTAAATATATCATACCATATAGATTCTTTATCACATCCTGTGTAAGCTATAGATAGCGAAACTAAAGCAACAAGAGCTATAAAGTATAAAATGTATGATTTTATAAAATGTATTAGAGGGTTTATGTATTTCATTTTTTAAATATTAAATTATTTCAAAAGAATATATAGCCACACCTATTGGCGTAGATTTTAAGAAATTTAGTAAGGAATTTTTGCTTGCTTTACGTCAAATATAATAATTCTTGCGAATGTTCAAAATAAATCAATAAATTATTGCCTTTATCGTGATAAAAAGTAGTAATTACCACTAACGAATATTTTAAAATTAAGTATTTCTACTTAAAAATCATTTTATGTATTATAAAGGTAGATTAAAAAATTGTTTATTTATATTTGTAAAAAATAAGCAACCGTTCCGTCAGGCGCACAGATGCCGAATTTTAAACGGTCGCCCCTATTCCGAATGCTGTTAGCGGATGTTACGCAGAACGTCGTTAAACTATCTTTAAACAGTAATTCAAAACAAATTCGTTACCGATTGCAGAGGTAGCAAAAGCCGTTTAGCGTTTCTAAAAAAATGATGAAATAAGCATTAGTTTAAAAACCGTTTTCGCTACTGCAAAGTAATATATAGTTACCTTTGTTTTCATACGGCAATATTACAACCTTATTTTCAATCTACCAAATAATGTAATGTAAAAATAAGTATAATTAAAACATCTTATTTAGTACAAAAATGTAAAAATAAGCTAAAAAGAACATTGCAAATAGCTTATTTAAAACAAAAACCGCCAACAGTAGGTTATCAGCGGTTTTAAAATAAAGAGCGAAATTATGAAGAAACTCTCTTTACTATGTTAATATTTCTGGCTCAATAGGCGGTTTGCCTTTCCGTCTGTTTTTTACCTCATTAACCTTTACAAATGTATGGTAAACTTTTTTAAAAGTCGGTGGTTTGTATTGGTTAAGTTTGGGTTTCATTACTCTTTAATTTCAAAGTGCATGTAATCGTAATTCTTTTCACGACCCAAAGATATAAAACCATGTTTGTAAAATATATCAATCATAGGTTTATATTCTGGTCGTGCAAATCTAGCTGTTTTGCTTGTTTCTTTTAGTTGATTGCGTTCGGGGTCTAAATCAATTGCTACGCCCCAGCTATGACGACTATAATCCGAACCACCACGCATTTGTCGATAATTGAAACAGCCACCAAATAAATCAATACCTAGTTCCTGAATTTTAGGCAATCCGTAAATTTGTAAAATTTCAAGAAGTGCGTTTGATAACTGTGTAGCAATCAATCTGTGACAACGCATTTTTGTTACTTTGGTGTTTTTATCCCAAGCTAAACGCATCGGAAACGGCAAAGCGATTGAAACTAAATAGGCTTTACCATCTTGTGTTGGCTTGCCGTATTTTGCTATGAGTTGTTGTGTTGTTATCATTATTTATGAAATTTGCTTTTTACCGTTACGTTTTTATACAATTCATGCTTATGCCACTTTGGCAATCCAATCACATTAACGCCGATATTAAACCAAATTGTTAGGATTGTGTTTTTCATATCTTATCTTTTATTTCTATCAAAAAACCACCATTGCGCCACTAAACAAGTAAGTACGAAAGCTGTAAATATAACCGCTGACCACGCTGGCGATGTTTCTATAAAGTTTCTCATAATCAGTTATGTTTATTAGTAAAAAACCAAAGAAAAAAAGCTACAATTGCACCGCCAATAGTTCGGCTAGTCCATTTAATTGTGCTTAATTTTTCATCGGCTAACGCTTGTTTTTTTTCAACTTCTTTTAATCTTGAATCCATTGAATCCAATTGATTAACCAATCCTTTATTTCCGTTTAAATTACTGCCTACTAAAGTATTTTTAATATCGATTAATAAATCGCCTTGCTTTTCATCGTTTAGCTTTAAATTATGTAAATGCTGTTCGATACGGTCTAGTCTTTCATTCTCGATATTACTCATTTTAAATTGGCGTTTATGGATGACAGTACGGTTTCAACAATAATAAAAAAGTATA